GGGAGAAGAAGACAAAACCCTTTACACCCTTGGTATGCGAAGAGTTATTGATATGTTGAGAGAAGAAAACCACAAACCTTTATCTGAAAACGATTATAGAGATTTCAAAAGACCGTTTGAAGTAGAACGCAAAACCGATGAGTGAAGATACAATAAAATGTTCCCGTTGCGAGGAACCTGTGCCAGAGTCAGAGGCTATTGAAGTCTTCGCTTGGTGGGTCTGCGGTATCTGCTACGACGATATTTAGGGCTCAAAAAGTAATTCCAAAAGCACTTTGCTACAACTTTTTTTAACAACTTCTATCATAGAATAATCAATTATTTTATGCTGATTTCCACGCCTAAAACTATTTCTTGTTAAGTAAAAGGTAACTATCTCTCAGCGTTTTTACAAAAACTTTTGGCATTGTATCTGCTAATGTCTGTTATTGAAGCGTATCACCTTCCATTATAGATACGCGGAAGAGAGAAAAAGATGAATAAGGCACTCATTGAGTCCTACGTTCGGAACTTGCTTGGGCAGGCTATCGGCGCTATCACTATTGTTATGTCAACAAGTGGTATCGGAAGTCCTCTGGACTTCGGTCAGTCAGAGTGGTTGTTGGTTGCTAACTCCCTATGGGCTTCCCTTGTTCCAGTCGCATTGCGATTCGTAAACAAGAAGGACCCAGCATTCGGGCGTGTCGCAGAAGCCGCAGCGAAAGAGGTATCTAAGAAACTAGAGACCGCCGCCAAAGCACCGAAGAAGACCGCTAAGAAAAAGTAAGACCTAAATAAAATTGGTTTGTCCCCCTGCAGTAAAAAATATAATAAAATAATTATCTGCAGGGGGCAAACCTTTTTGGAAAGCAAAAAGTAAAAATGAATGAATTAGAGATGGATGAGCCAGAAGAAGCCGGCCTCCCCGATATATCAACTCCCCTTGACCTTAGGCCCGACCTAACCGAGTTCGGGATTGTTGAGTATGACCGTGGGGTCTGCGAAGATACTTTTGAGAACCGTCAAATCCTCAGAGACGCAGGACTTACTTGGGATTATGTCTACGACCAAATCGGACATTCAACGGGTCTTATATCGGCACGCTCTAAAGAACAACTCCGCGAGCGCAGACTTGTTAACTTCTCTGAACGGCGTCCGCTGCTAACGGACCCAACTAATAACAATTCAGACTTCTTGACCGGCCTGGACTTGATAATTGATGCAACGGCTTGCAAGATGACCCCTCCTTGGGTAATCGCCTCAACCCGTGCTTACCTCAAGGAACAAGAGAACGGCGAGGTTTCCGCCAAGCGTCAACCGAAAGGTCTACCACATAGATGTAAGATTGTCAAGTCAGACGGTATCCGTTGTCTAATGTGGACAAGCGGGCGTCTGAAGGATGACGGTGCTTGTCGCTACCATCTGAAGTATTCACGGAAGCCAGGCGGGGACATCGAACGGGCACGTGCAAAAATTGTTCAGAGTGCACCTTACGCTGTCGAGGTTCTTGAAGAACTTATGATGGATGCCCAATCAGAACCAGTAAGACTGAAAGCCTCCACAGAAATCCTTGACCGCGCCGGCGTGCGTGGAGGGGTGGAGTTGACGGTGGAGGTAGAGAACATAGGTCTACAACCGCACGAGATTATTGCTCAACGGCTTGAGGCGTTACGGAACGCCGCCTTGGGACAAATACAAGCGGCCTCCCCAGATACAAACATTATTGATGCAGAACCGTTAGTTGAACTTTCAACTACTGAAACCGAAGAAACGGCCAGGCCAGAGTGACTATAGACAATTTACTAACCGCAGCAGCCGAGCACGCTAACCGCTGCGTAGAGGACATAACCTTTTGCACAGACCGGCAAGCGCATATACGAGCAACGGCTCGCGCTAATGAAGCAACCGCTCTTGTTTCTAGCATAAAGGTTTATTTACTAGACGGTGCTGATGCACAGTCTAGTTAATAAACTAACATTTGTCAAATCGAATAACGGCGTGCCAACGGTAGTAAAAAGTAAAAACCCCGGCCTGTCCATATAAAGGAAAAGGAAGTAACCGCTAATGGAATTAGAAACAGTGCTAACTGATTGCTTCTGGTGTGGAACGGCGTGGGAACAAGGAGCGTATAACCGCTGCCCATATTGCGCTGCCACAAAGGAACAAGGTGTGATGTCCTATGGAGCAACCGCTGTCGAACCGACTGACCAGTAGTGAACGGTTGTTCATAGTCACTTGCAGTTGAACGTCACTGTATGGTAGTAACCGTACACCCTTACACCTAACTAAGTATGCGTAAGACGGCGAGCGCCTAACGGGCTTCAGCCCTGATGGTAAGAAGTTGTTTCTAGTTCAACAGCAAACCGCGAAGAACAGCAAAAAGTAAAAAACAGTTTCTCTCCACGGGGGGGACAAAAACCGTAGAAGTTATTTGGATGTGTAACGGCGGCCAGCCTGAAGACCGTTCGCTGCTGAAGAACCGTGAGTTGTTGATAGTTGCACCAACCTCGGTTTGCCAGGTCTTCAGAAACGTCACCCGTGTCACCCGTGACATTTCAAAATGTACCTTAAGTCTTCAATAGGTAAATTTGATAACGGCCTGCGCTAATAACGCGTCGCGTTATTAACCGCTGGAGTTCCAGATGGTGAGAACCGCAAGTTGTTTAGATGTCGCTACCAGGCGAGGCCCTCCTCCGCCAGAACCGCCACCTCCTCCACCGCATTAGCAAAAAGTAAAAAACTTGGGATGCCGGCGTGAGCATTGGAAAGTTATTTATAGTTGTCAGTAACCGACAGCGGCCAGGGATTGCACTGAACGGTGAGCGTGTCGAATTGACTTGACGGCAATCTACCATTAGACTCCGCTTTGCGGCTCCGCCGCAAAGTCAACTACAAACAATTTTAACCGCAAACAACGCGTGCATAAAATTCGATGTTCAAAAAATGCCGGCCTGCGCATAGGATATATAAATAAGTTAACCGCTGACATTAATGTATTGGTGTTGACACCAGACGCAACTGGGTCTATAGTCAACCGTATGAGCAGACGAACACAACTAGCATACGACCAACTCTTTCAAGAGGACACGGTAGACGAGTACGAATATAGGGCCGAGGTGATGGACCGAATCTTTTTAGCGCCAGTATTCGCAACCGTAAGACTCGTGCAAAAAGTAAAAACAGCAAGACGCAAACGACGAGAAAGACGAGAGCACCCATGAAGAAACCAACTATGAACAAATTGCTATGGCGACTTGTATTTGCGATGGCAGTAGCCTCCGACAGCAGACGAGAAAAGAAAAAGAAAAAACTTCTTGTAGGAGTTGACAAAAAAATTTAGTCGGTGTAGTATTCGGTTTATCTCTAGAAAGGAGATGAACTATGAATCAAGAAGTCAAAGTAACTTCTTTACCTAAATGCGATACTTGCGGTGATACAGCCTTGTATGACGCAAAGACAGTAATGGGCCCTTGGGCCAATTTATGCGATATGTGTTTTAACACATATACCACCGGACAACTAGGCCTTGGCCTAGGTCAAAGATTGGTGGTGGCGTAATGAGTTTCGATTTAGTCAAAGAGCGAGTAGTTGATGCTAAGGCTATTGCGTGGGATACCTGCCACAAGATTTATGTCCTAATGGACGACGAGCAGGTTGAACTAATGCGAGGCTATGAATACGACCCGCTAATTACAAAAGAGCAAGCAACACCTGAAGAAATGTTTGCCACCCTACAAGAGTGGTATGAAGACTCTTGCGGACTTAGATTTATTCAGGCGGTCAATACAAACCCCGTAGACCCTAACGCTGGATTTGAAAGTCTAATAGAACAAGGGTGGACTAAATGAAAGCAAGGGATTTAGTAAACCAATTACAGAAGTATGACCCTGATGAAGAAGTTATTGCTTTGGTTTGGTATAAAGATACTTTCGACTATGAACCAACTGATGAGGTCGCCCTTACAGATGAGGCGTGGTCTAAGGTAGTCAAAGAGATGGAAGAACACGGGGGGCTGGACTCTAATGATGAGGCCATCTCAAATATGATTTCAGAATCGGTAAGCCAACACGCTGAATCATTAGATTTGACAAACGAGTAATTTAGTTATACAATACGCATAACCTAACAGAAAGGGCAACCCACATGGGGCAATATCACATTTTAGTAAATGTTGATAAGAAAGAAAAAGTCGAACCACACGGCTTGGGTCTAGGGCTCAAGCAGTATGAGCACACGGGCAACTTCGAGGGAACATTGGCAGATGCTATGTATATCTTGATGATGACAAGTCCGGCGCGAGGTGGTGGGGATTTCCCCGCAACCGCAATCTCGGGTCGCTGGAAAGGCGACAGAGTTTTAGTTTTAGGTGATTACACGGAGGACTCGGATATTCCGTCAATCCCTAAAGCGGGTTCACTCTTTAGAGAGAGTGATGAAACATATACCGACATCTCTAATGAGGTAGCGAAAGCCTTTGAAGATGTGTTCCGAATACACATTTCAGGTGATGGTTGGAAAACCAGAACACGGCTTGAAGAAACCGCATAATCCTTTCTAAGATACGAAGAACGGCTTGCCTTATGGCAAGTCGTTTTTTGTTTGTCCAAAACTTCGGCGAGCGCAAGGGAGGTTGACGGCACGGGTGTAGAGAACGGCAAGTTGTTGTGAAGTGTGACGGCGGCCAGGTAACTGTGCTAATTAGCAAAAAGTAAAAATCTTCGTGGCGGCACGGGTGATGGTGCATAAGTTGTTGGTAGTTGGCGGCATGATACGGTGGCCAGGAACTTGACAACGGCGTGCCTAAATTGTTTATAGATTTAGTGCAGGAGGAAATGCTGCAAGTGCAGGAGACCTTGACAAAAAGAACGGCTTGCCCTATACTGCGCTTATGAAAAAGAAAAACCCACTTGACGGCTTGCTTCGCTTGCGAGGTCGCTTTGTGCTGAACCAAAAAGCACAGGTGTTTGCTGACAAGAGGACTAAGCGCAACCGCACTCGTTTGGAGAACAAACGCCGTGCCCTAGAGGAACAGGAGTAAAAAGTAAAAATGAAAGACTCAACACAAGAACGCTGGAACTTGGGATACTACAAACAACTTGAAGGCGCAACAATCCTTAGGTTCAAGGGAACTGACTCTGATGACTTTGGAGGTCGTGGGTTTCCAATGTTCGTAGCAAGACTCGCAAATGGAGAACTTGTTGAACTTGTCCTCTCGCAAGATGAAGAAGGTAATGGTGGAGGATTTATGTTTGGACTTCCTGACTACACGCTTCCCGAGTTTCGCACCACTAAGCACTTGACAAAAAAATAACTAGCGTGTATCGTTCGCTTTGTCTTTAGAAAGGAGACAAGATGCCAAACTGGGTCTATAACAATCTGACCATAGAAGGTTCAGAAGAAGAGATTGCAAAAGTAAAAGCGCAACTCGGTAAGCCTATCCAAAAGCGGTATGCAGATAGAGATGAAGAAGTTACTAATTACTCAAATCCAATAATTTCTTTCTGGAACATTATTGCGCCACCTGACGATAAGTTAGATGAATACTTCGGAACTCATGGCTACGCCAATGGGGAGAAGCAGGGCGAAACTGAATACAACTGGTATAACTTCAATAACACTAAGTGGGGAACTAAGTGGGACATAGCAGTAGCAGACTCAGAAAAATACTCTGATACTTCACTAGAAGAAGAACACGCAACAGTTCTTCGTTATCGTTTCAATACTGCGTGGTCGCCTCCGCTTCCTGCTATTGAAGAACTTTCTTTACAGTATCCAAAACTAGAAATAACTTTGGAGTATGAAGAAGAACAAGGCTGGGGTGGAGAAATCCTTTGGACAGAAGAAGGCTCTAGCATTATTCGTGAATACGACATACCTAACTCACATAAAGATTATGCAGATAGAGATGAAGTAGATAACTGCGTATGTCAAAGAGAAGAAGATGAAGACGAGTGGTATAGCGATTGTCCTGATAAAACAGTAGTAATAGAACTATTCCTTGATAATGAAATGAAGGTGCTGAAATGAGTTTCCTATCTATAAAAGGTGTTGTGTGGCAATCACAAATCACAGATGAAATGGTTGCTCATCTATCTGACAACGAAATAAGTTTGTTGTCAAACACTCTCAATGATGCTGTTCAAGAAATCTGTAACAACTACGAGATAAACTAAGAGAGGTAGCAAAAAGTAAAATGAGTGAACTACTAAGCCAAGAGGAAATGACACCTGACAAAAATCACCACTACTTTGCCCTTGATGGAAACTATGGGGTCGCAGATGGCATGGTTGTTGTTGATTGTGAAAACTGGTCTGAGGCAGATTGGCAAGCCATAGATGAGGTCGGAGATGCGGAGAGGGCTACCCTTGCTCTAGCCCTTGCTCGGGCTGACGAGCGACAAAAGGCAGAACTGCGTGAGGCAGTAGAGAACAACGACCTTGACGCTCAATTTGACAAGGCTATGGAAAAAGAGTAAGATACGAACACTAGGGGGGAAAAACCTAGAAACATCTATGAAAATGGACTTGACAGAATTGAACCCCGTAGTGTAAAGTTCGCTTTATACAACTGAATAAGAAATGAACGCCTAGCACTTACACACGAAAGGAAAACAAATGCTAGAAAAAGAAAAGAAGGTTCAGGGGGTTGCGGTCTATGCCGAGTTTGAAAATGTCGGTGAGACTATGCAAATGCTTATTACTCCTGATTGTTATAGCAACTCGGGAAACCTAGTTCCTATGGCTTTACATAGGAGAGTCATAACTCCTGTATCGCCAAAGAAACAATGGCGCACCACCACTCTACGACATGAGTCTGTAAAGGGTTTGTTAGACGAAGGTCGTCAAATCCCTGAGGAAAGTGTTTCAGAGTTCACAGAACAACGCATGAGGTATGGGCTCGCTATGTTTGATGAACTAATTAAGCATGGTTGGAAAATCCGTCAAAAGCCAATCCTTACAGAAATCTCTCGCTTTGATGCTGACGACATAGCGAAGGGAAACACACCTAACAAGGTTCTTTATCGTATAAACATCTCTAGGAAATCACTCGGATTTCCCGCAGAGTTAGTATAAGAAAAGGGGGAATAAACTACAATGGACGCAATAAAAGCAAAAGATAAGTATGGAGTGATTACTCCTAACTCATCTCCAACGCTATGGGAAATTATTGAACTAGTTGCTACACAGGGGATAAATGAAAAGGCTACTGTCGCACTTAGTTCACAAGTTCTACCTGCTGGTCGCTATGTTGAGCGAGCAGTTGGTTCAGAGCGTGCGCCACGAAAGTCAAGGTTGAAAATGGAACTGCCACAAGTAGAAGCAATTATTGGAGTGGACAGTTATCTAAGACCTAATGGTGCTATTTACTATGCTCGCTCTTGGGGAGAGCATCAAGATGTTATGGCTTTGCGTAATGCTAAAGAAGCCACAAAGCAATCAGTTATTACAGGTGTAGGTTCACCTATGTTCCCAATGTTCTATGGTGCGCCAGGTACAGGTAAAACTGCTCTCGTTGAAGCAACCTTCGGTGAGGAAATGCGAACACTCGTAGGACACGGAGACATTGAAGTCTCTGACCTAATTGGCTCTTATGTCCAAACTCCAAGTGGAAACTTTGAGTGGATTGACGGAGATTTAATAAAGTGTATGGAAAATGGTTGGGTCTATTTCATTGACGAAATTGGTTTGATTGACCCAAAGGTTCTCGCAATACTTTACGGAACAATGGACGGACGCAGAGAGTTAGTTGTATCTGCTAATCCCGAGCGTGGAGTTATCAAGGCTCACCCTGATTTCTTTGTGGTGAGTGCTACCAACCCTAATGCCCCCGGAGTTCGTATCTCTGAGGCATTGACTTCTCGCTTCACTCTACAAGTTGAAATGACTACTGACTACGCACTCGCAAAGAAGTTGGGTGTTCCAAGTTTGCTAATCACTTCGGCACAAAATCTTTATCGTAAGCAACTGGATAACCAAATTAGTTGGTCTCCACAAATGCGTGAGTTGCTTGCCTTCCGAGACATAGCAACAACTTTCGGAACTGCGTTTGCTCTCGCAAACCTAATCTCGTCCTCACCTGAAAGCGATAGAGCAACTATCGCAGATGTCCTTTCAAGGGCGTTCGGTGAGGAAGTGAAACCTGCCAAAATCTAAGACCCCCTTAGATAGGCAGGGCTGGTCGGGGGGTGGGAGCGTTCACCCACCCCCTAGACACGATTTGACAATAAGAGAACGAACAGTTATTATTCAGGTATTGGGATTGGAAGCCTAATAGAAAAGGGAGATGAGCAAATGGCTCACATAAAAAGTGGTGAAACTAGAGCGCAAGCAACGCCAGTTGAGTGGCTCAAAGTTGGTAGAGATGTTGGATACCTAGCGAACAAGTGGTCTCACAGAGACGACCTTGTTGCGTATGTAGGTCCCGGTGCGGGTGGTTCTGCCCCCGCTTGCTACAACCCGCAAACTGCGGAAGTAGAAGTAAATGTTGAAGTTGCTTTCGGAAATGGAATTACTCCTGACAACATAGGCGACATAACACTTCGCAAAACACAATACGAGTTTCCAATGGCAACAGGTGCGATTATGCACGAAGCCTTCCACGCTCGCTTCTCACAATGGTCTATGCCTGACGCATACAAAGAACTAAAGCGTGATGAGTATGAAGCCTTGATGTTGTTAGAGGAAGGTCGCATTGAGTATCAAGGATTGCTAAGAGATAGTAAGGCTAAGCCTTTCCTTCGCTCTTGCGCTATGGAACTTGCTATTGGAGATGCTAAAGAAGCCTTTACAAATGAGCAACCAACAATAGCAATTACAAATCTCATAGGTCTTGTTCACGCCCGAGTTGAAGCAGGTATTCTTTCTATAAGAGAAGTTGCCGAAATAGATGAGTGGGTAAAAAGCCAAATAGGTGAGGACAACCTAAATGCTTTCCGTGAGTTAGCACGCATGGCACAACGCCACGACAAGCACTCAGACGCAACAGAACTTTATCCAATAGCAAAAGATTGGGCTGAGTTGGCTCGCAAGATTGGTAAAGAAAGAGGCGAGACTCCTAATGAAAATCCTGAGGGCGGTAAGGGCGGTATCCCTATGCCTAAAGAATTGGCTGACGCAATTATGGAAACTCTAAAAGAGATTGCGGAAAACATAGAGATGTCTAACTTCGGTGAACTTGCCGACCAAGAACAATTAGAGGATTGGAAAGATGAGGCACAAACAAAAGCCTCAGAAGCACAAGAGCAAGCAGAGAACAAAGAAGTTGCGAACAAAGTCTTTGACAAATCAACAGGTGTAGGTGTTGGCAAAACCAATAGCAGACTTGTTGAACAAAGAGAGCCTAACTCCTTAGAGCGTTCTGCCTCTGTTCGTATTAGTCAGTTGCTTGAAAAAGCGAAGTATCGTGAGAGAGATGTAAAAGAGATTGCTAGTCCTACTCCTCCGGGCAGACTTCGCACTAAAGCAATTATGCAGAACAAGGCACTTCGTTCAATGGGAGTTATGAAAAACGAAAATCCTTTCCGCAAAACTGTTCGCAAGCACACAGACGAACCAACACTTACAGTTGGAGTTATGGTGGACATTTCAGGGTCAATGGGCTCTGCTATGAACCCTATGGCTACTACTGCGTGGGTTATGTCTGAGGCAGTAAATCGTATTCAAGGTAAGTGCGCTATGGTCTATTACGGAAATGATGTATTCCCAACACTAAGTGTTGGACAGAAGTTGCCTCAGGTAAATGTCTTTACTGCTCAGGACGGAACTGAGAAGTTCACTAAAGCGTTCAAGGCACTAGACGGAACTCTAGGGTTGCTCTACGGAAATGGGGCAAGACTTCTAGTTATTGTTTCTGACGGAGAATACACATCTGATGAAACAAAGTCGTGTATGGAAATTGTAAAGAAGTGTGAAAAAGCAGGAGTAGCAATTCTGTGGCTTCCCTTTGACAATGGACATACTGCTAACAGACTCGGGCAAGGATACGCAGAAGTTGTTAGAGACATAAGTAATCCAGCAGAGGCTTCCGAAATTATCGGTATGTCTGCTATGCGAGTCCTAAACAAAGTTGGACAAAGGGCAGTTGCCTAATGTTCTAACAGGTGTCGGTTCGGGTGTAGGGCTGAGGGTGTCCTTCCAAACACAAACAATCTCTCTCTACAATCTCTCACCACAGAACCGAACCGACACACCTAACAAACAAAATGACGAAAGGAAAAAGTAAAATGTCTGAAGTAAAAGTGGATTACAGGTCAGGCGTTGCGCCCGACCCAAAACAACAGGACGCTATTTTCTATACGGGCTTTGGATTATTGGCAACAGTTTCTTATGAAGGCTTTGCCGTTGAGATTTTCTGTGACGGCGAAACGAAAGTAAATCTACTTGACTCACCACAAGGACAAGTTGTTCGTAGTCTGTATGACGCTTCAGACTTTGTAGATGCTGGCTTGGATACAGATGATGCGGTGCGATTGGCAAACGAACAAGGACTTCTTGATTGGGCGAGCAATTCTTGGTTTGACCTTTACTGTTATGGCGAGCATCTTGATTGCGTATCGCACGAGATACGAGATGCTATTGCTTACGCAGAGACTTATGTAAAAGACAGACGGGCAAGCGAAATGATTATGTTAGGAGAAAAGTAATGGCAAACGGCATGGATACCTGCAAGAGTTGTGGGTGGCAAATAGAACGGGACACTCACGGGTTGTGGCTTGATAAATGGCAAGCACCAATTTGTGGCTGGGACGAAGGCATGGCTTACGACCACGAACCGATAGCAAGAAAGCAACTAGCAAACAATGTTCGTTTGTTAGTGGCATAAACCGAGAGAGGAAGCAAAAAGTAAAAATGGAAGCATACGAGTTACTAAAAAGATTTAACTGCCTAAGAGACTTTAATGAAACGGAGTTGTTGTCTATTAAGAGTCTTTGCGAAAACAATGAGAAACTAAAAAGACTAGCAAAAAGATACTCGGACACAGGGTCGTATCACTCCGTGGCAACACTCATTAAGACCTTTGATGAACTTTACCCAACTTCTCCAATGACCCCTGCTGATTTCGCAAAACTAATAGACTCCGCTTTTGAGGTGAAATAAATGAGAGTAAAAGATTTAATTGAGCAATTACAGGCATACACACCTGATACGGAACTGATTGTTGCTTACTGGGATAAAGAAACAGTAGAAGGCTACGCCTCTGGCTGGGGCGAGAAAGATAGATTTGTTCTATCTGAAACTCAATGGTCATTAGTTGTAGATAAGTATGAGGACGGGGAGTGGCACTTCCAAAGTTCGGCTGCCGAAGATTTCGTAGAGATTGCGCAAGGAGTTGTTGGAGATGAATAAAACTTGGAAAGCAACCTTCATCTCACACTTCGGGACAGAGGTAAGTTCGGAAACCCAAAGGGGTGCTGAAGCCCTTGCCCGAGATTGGCTGGAGAACGAGTATGGACACGACCTTGCTCGTGCCACCGAGATAGAGGTAGAGGTTGCCGAGGACTAGGCTATGTGATACAAAACACATAGGCAAGTGTTGGTTTGGATTTGACTCCCTGAGGGCACTAGTGTATTGTTCGGTTTAGTAGATGAACAAGGTTCAACTACTTAGAGAGTGAAAAGGTTTCTCTCTCAGAAATGACGAAAGGACGCTATGTCAAATCAAGATGACATACAGTTCAATAGCGAGGAAGTAGCCCTAGTCAAAAAGACTAAGGAAACTCTTTCGGTTGAACTCGGAGAAACAATCTCCATAGCACTTGATGCTAACGCAACAAGTGGGGCAGACGCCAAGAAACTTCTAAAGAAGTTTCAGGCTATCAAAACTGCTAAATCACGCCTAGAGGCAAACTACGAAAAGACACAGGCAGAACTTTACGCTCTGCTTGGTTATGTAAAAATCGGCTCATCTTGGGTCGGTATCGCCAAAGAAGGCACTATCGCAGGAGTTCCAGTAGTTGTTATTGGAACACAAAATCGTGAGTCCTTAGACAAGGAAGAACTCTTGAAAGCGAACCCACACCTTGTATCCCTATTCGCTGACTACACCAGCACCAAAGTTTCACCTGTGATGAAGACTCCACAGATGAAAAATGATGCGGAACTCTCTCCCGAGTTGGAGATAGCCCTAACAACTTTCCTAGCGAACCTAGTAAAGTAATTGTTATAGAAGCCCCTCACCCGGAAGGGTGGGGGGTTTCTTTACAAAAAAGTTGTATAGCAAAAAGTAAAAACAAACGAAGGGGCGGTATGTCAGAACCACTTAATTTTAGAAAAGTCTCAAAGATACTGGAGACAGGGCTTCACCAATACGAACCTGTATGGACACCCGAAGATAATCCCGAAGATGAAATAAAAATTACAGAAGACACTATGTGGATACCTATGTGTCAAAAGGGAAAAGAAAACCCTGACCTTCTCACCTCAGGAGAAAAAGAAGCCATAGAGGCAAGCCTTGAAAGGTTTTATAGTCTAAGAGTTGCTCAGCAGTTCAAGAAAAACCAATTCTGTAAAGAGTGCCAAGTAGAGTGTTTCAACGAACAACTAGAGATGTTGGACTTCATGCCTATCTCTGAAATGTTTGGTGGCGACACGCAAGAGGAAGAAGATGAAGAAGAGATTTGACTTTTAGAGTCAGATAGTGTATTGTTCGGTTTAGAAAGAAAGGGGGTCAGCAAATGGCTGACAATGAAACAAATGTATTACAGGTAGAGGTATCTGAAGAAGAAGTTAGTCTGCTAACAATGTCATTGGCATTGTTGATAACAATGTTTGATGATGACATTGAGAAGTGGCAGAACAAAAAAGATACTTCTATGGATAAGTTATTTTTTATGATGGACAAGAAGTATGGTGCTATGAACCTATGGCGCAAGGTTCTTGTTAGTGCTGGGGCAGACCCCGAAGCACTCGCTCAACACATTGAGCAAGCCACGGACGAGGAACGATAATGGCTGAACACCACTTTATCGTAAAGTATGATGACGAAACCAAAACTTGGTCGCATGATGTTGATAGCGAAGAAGTGCGGTTTCCTGACGGAACTATTTGGAACGAGTCCTTAGGCACTTGGGATTACTCCTATCAAGGCGAGGGAAAGTTTTATCCTATGCCTGAAGGCAAAACTTCTGACGAACTTGACTTAAAGTTTAGTAAGTTTGTAGAAAGTATGGACTTCTAATGGACGAGATAACTCTTTCAAGAACAGTAATGTTTGTTGGAGATTACTTTACTTTGATGACTACTGTCGTTCTTGACAACAACTTACGCAACGAAGACGAGAGCGAACACGACTTTAGTATTCGTGTGGCGTCTGTATTTGTAAAAGAATACTATGGCTTTGATGTTGCCTCCGTTTCCAACAGCATTGGGGTTGTTGATGAGGCAGGGGAGGAACTTGATGACAATGACAATGACGAGTAATTTAGATTTATTTGTATCTTTCTGCGACAAGATAGAACGAGGTGAGTTAGATAAAAACTTATCCGAACTAAGTAGGGTTGTCCAAGAACGAAAAGAACTTCTAAAGGAAAAAGTAAAAATAGATGATTTCGTTGTGGGAGATAGAATTACCATAAATGAAAGATGCGGAACTAAATACCTCCGAGGCGAAGTAGGCTCGGTGGTTGGTATTCGTAGAACAAAGGTAACTGTTAGGTTTGATAACCCGAAAGGCAGGTTCGCTAGAACGAACTCTGTCGGACAGGTAATTTCAGCAGATGTCATTGTGCCTCTAGAAATACTTGATAAACTATAAGTAGTGTTGCCGTCTCCCCCCTTTCTGACGGCGACATAGAGCGCAAGGAATACCCTTTCCCTTCTGCGCTCCGCTATGCCCCCGAAACTCCAATCTCGGGGGCATTAGTGTTTTAGAAGCAAATCACCTTCGGCAACCCCCGCTAACCTTTAGGCGTGAGAAGCATGAAGATAGTGGCTAAGGACTACCACCCGAACGGGGGTGGCTTACCTTTTATCTGCGCCATTGTAGATAACCCCGAGGACGGGGATACGAAACTGGTTATTATGTTTGATGAGCCCGATTGCGTTGCCGTTCTTTCGCTAGACTATCTTCTAAGGGACGAAGACATCTCAAACAAATACAACGGGCATCATGGCGACAGGTATGAACAACTCCGTAAAGATTTGTGGGACGGCTTCGAGTCTTAGCAAAAAGTAAAAAACGAACGGGAGTAAAAGCGTGACTACTATTGCAGCCGTTCAGGGCGAGGCATGGGCTGTTGTTGGTTACGACAGTAGAGTGACTGAAGACAACAGCAAGATTTATACGCTCCCAAAAGACAACGGCAAGGTATTTAAGAACGGAAATTACTTAATAGGTTGTGCTGGCGACCTCCGTGCTATCAACCTATTGGCGTATGTCTTCAAGCCACCGGTCTGTTCGGCAACCGCTTATGGGGCAAGGCTAGATAAGTTTATGACTGCGGTCTTTATTCCTGAACTCAAAAAATGCTTTGAGGACGCTTCCTACTCAAAAGACGGGGAACACGATAGTCAGTTGTTGGTAGTTATCAACGGGACTGTCTATGAAATAGGCGAGGACTACGCTTGGGGTAGAGATGAGTCTGGCGTTTACACTATTGGTTCTGGAAGTAGTTATGCACAGGGGGCTTTACTTGCTACTCTAGAAACTAGAAAAAGAACTCTGGCAACAGCAAAAACCTTAGTACGACAAGCAATAACTATTGCATCTAGGCTTGACCCAAGCACAAGTCCTCCAATTTATGTGAGCGTTCAACACTTCGGCTCATAGCAAAAAGTAAAAAATCATTAACTTGATTAACCACTGGTCACACTTCCAAATAACTTATTGACCTCTGCCCTCCTATTTGGACAAGACACGCTGATTTGGATTTGACTTTCTTTCGGATAAGTGTTATTGTTCGGTTATTCAGTAGGGGGGAAGTCGCTGGTCACCTGAACGACCTGAAACCTAGGGGGTCGGAAACAATACGACTCCCCTACTGAACCTAATAAAGGGGGAAAAATGCTAAAGACAACTAAATGTAACTGGTGCGGTGCGGAGTGGGAATACGATGAGACTCTAGACATCTGCCTTACTTGTAATCAAATGGATTACCTAATGGACTTGACTTCTTCAAAAAACAGTGTAGAATAAAGAAACAAACCTAGAAAGGGGTATGTATGTCAGACATGATTCTAAAGCACCTAGCACTCTATGCGAGTGGCAAGGTTGTTCCTATTTGCGGTGAGTGCGAGAAAGCACTTACACCCGATGAACTCGGGTATGGACACGATTGCGAGGCAAAGTAATGAACACTATCTCGATGAGTTATCACTTGCGAGGAAACTTTTATCCACCACTACCACTTGACTATGCGGAACCTGCCATAAAGGCTTGGGAACTCTATCAAGAGGAAGACTATGATGCGGTAGTCGTATTACCTGCCGACATAGTGCCTCACCCTGCTACTGCCGTAAAGACAGATGCGGGTTGGGAAATAACTGCTAGCGAACTTGTCCGTATCTTGAGATTGGATAGATAAATGAGGGCTATGAAAAAGCATGGCGAGTATCGTTTGTATCGTATTGAAAACCACTATCAACTCTGGCACGGAAAGTATGAAGGTAAATACGCTTACCTTGCCGGCTATGTGATGCATCCCGAAAACTTCCTCCATGCGGTTGATGTCGCAGAAGAAGAGATGCGTTGTCTAAGGGCAGAAGCCTAAGACTTATTAAGAAAGCCCCGTCAGAAATGGCGGGGTTTTTTTATTCTACCGGTTATTACCATCCGGCACCTTGCAAACAACTTCCCGTTCTTGCCGGCGCTGTCGTTGTAATTTTACTTTTTGCTAATGCACGCCTCCCTGGAAAGCCGGGGCCCTGCAACTTCCAAACAACTTAACTAGTCTGATTTGCCAAAAACCCTGACGAATTAAATGTGAAGACAAAACGGACATTTTGCCTGTGAGATACATCTCATTTTTTATTTGTGAGTAACTGGCGACTTCCAAACAACTTGACTTGACTTTTATTTATAGATGTAGTATGATTAGACTATCAAGGAAAGGAAGGGGGTGAAGTAAATGATTTCTTTCGGAGATTTTGTAAATGGTCTCAATGATGATGCGTGTTGCCAATGCGGACGCAAGGTAGGAAACAACGCATGGTTGGTTCATCTATCTACTTCGGGTTCGGTTCTACACCCAGCCAGCGATGCTGACGGGGGAAGAATCTCACAGGGGTTCTGGCCAGTAGGCCGTGAGTGCGCCAAAGGGTTTGACCCTGCGGTTCTCGTGAAGAACTAAACAGAATTGGGAGAAGCCCTCGCAGAGATGCGGGGGTTTTTCTTTGTACTGGATTTAAGTGACATAGCAAAAAGTAAAAAATGCAGTAGTCGGCAGCCGGCTGCGGGCAACTTCCAAACAACTTATTGACCATAATCGCTAGTGCATTGAGATTTGCCACCCTCGTTCGTCATAAGGAGTAGGGGGGGGGGGGAAAGAAATAGTCCGACACGACTTGACTTCCCTACAAAAACTGGTAGACTCGGTATTACAAAGAAAGGGGGCTCTTATGAACGAAGAGCAGTTTGAAGATTATCTCTCCGGAGATAACTGGTATCAGCCAGCAAACCCTAAAGAGTTATACAACTAATTCTTTAGAAGGGGGAAGCCTCGCCAAGTGCGGGGCTTCTCTCAAAGAATAAAACTAAATAGATTTGACAAGACAAAACAAAAGTGCTACACTACTCTTATCACCTTCAGAAAGGGGAAAAAATGAAGTGGATACTCGTCAAGAAGTCTGACGGAGAACGCGGAAATGCCGGTCTCAAGAAGATTTATCAGGTTATCGTAGAAGATAACAAAGTTATTACCCTATGGGGTAAGGCTGAAGATGTTTCAGCACAAGCAAAGCAAGTAAAAAGTTTTGCTTATCCATTCCTTGCTAAGGCATACGCCAACGACAAGGTTCAGTCCAAGATTACAAGAGGATACGAAGTAATCCTCGTAGCATAATTCCTACCGAAACAGGGGCAGTTTGAGGGAGTCCTCGCCCAATGTCGTAAGTAAGAACCCTCAATAATTTTTCTAAATAGATTTGACTTTCTTTATACAAAGTGTTATACTTACGCAACAACAACGAGGGGGTGATTAAATTGGGTAAAAAACAAAAGGCAGTAATCATTACTACTGAAGGCACTAAGTCCGTTGTGGAGTTTGAGATTGGAAACTCTTACAAACTACTTAGCAATTCGGTGGGTGGAATGATTGAGTGTGTTGGTTTAGGAGACGCGGACTTGTGGTGTAATGAAAATGGCATCGCCGAAGGTCTAGAACTAAATATGATTGCTTCGGCTATCTATTCAGAAACTTTCAACGCGGGTAATCCTATTCTCGGTAATGTAATTATTACGGGGGGTGCGGACGAAGAAGGTGAGACTTTAGGTCTTACTGACGAACAAGTCGCTCATTGGTTGGGATACGACAAGAAAGTAATCCCGACTGCATACTTACTAGGGGGTCGGTTCGGAGAGTATCTCCGCTAAGATTTCCTCAAAGAGAAGGGTTCGGGTTCCCCCCCGAACCTTTTTCTATTTTTTGGTGGAGATGCAAAAGTTATCTTGAAGTCCAGCACCGACAGCGTACATAGCAAAAAGTAAAAAACTATGCGCAAAGTTCGTTGATGCGTACCAAGGAGGACAGAGCATAAACAACTTCTTCTTCTTGATTTGACTTTTACGCTAGGGTGGGCTATAATACGGATAACAACTAGAAAGAAAGGGAAAAAGAAATGCCAAGAGGATTGCCAGATAGCGTGGTCTATACGGCAGTAAAGCGTGCTTCTCGTAAAAGTAAAGGGCGTAGTATGAAAGAAGAGAAGTATTATCAAGATGTCTCAGACATTATGAACGCTTGGGTGGCTCGCAGAGTTGCTCAAATTATTAGGTTATTTGACAAAAAGAAGTAAAACTTATACACTTCCCCCGAAAGGAGAAGAAAAATGGATACAAATGTAATTGTAGATGAAAACCTAGCCCGACCCGATTATGGATTGGTGCTAGATAAAGATTTATGGTCAGAGGTTCTTCCTAACTTATGGCAGGGTGGAACAGACGACTTTGACACAGTATTTGACACACGGGCTGAAAATGAGGGTGCGTTCATTACTAAGTCAGACTTTGACACAGTAATTACAGCCTATGCGTGGGCTCAACCTACGGATTGGCTAGTCAAAGAGTTTCGTTATTCGTTCTATGACGGAGACATGAAAGACATTGACTTCAAGCAGATTTACCAAGCGGTGCGGGTTGCCCACGAAGATTGGAAGGCGGGTAAGAAGGTTCTTATTCGTTGCCAAGCAGGTTGGAACAGGTCAGGGCTGATTATGGCTCTAGTCCTAATCAAAGAAGGTTATTCAGCCCAAGAAGCGATTGACCTGATTAGAAAGCAAAGAAGCCCTAACGCTCTATGTAATCCTCGTTTCGTAGCGTGGTTGCTCTCACTTCCTAAAGCGGAGTGAGACGACACGCCGAAAGTCAGGGAAGTTGATAAATGTCAGGGAAGTTGCTACAATAAGATTATTGGCTAGGGAAGTCAATAAGAAAGGGAAAAGACAAAATGATTAGAACAGAAGCAAAATACAAAAGACGCAGACTTGCGGTAGGCATTGTCTTTATCGCACTTATTGTTTGGGCTCTTGACGCTACTACACCTGAAATGTGTAAAGTGCCAACAGAGCAGATGAACCAATTTTGCCTAGATTTGTTATACCCATGAGGATAACTAAAAAGGGTGAAGACCTACTTGCGAAAACTTCTTTGACTAAAGAAGAGTTTACAGAGTTTTTATTGAAGTTTGCCTTTATGACAGACGAGCAAATGGCTGAAAGAGAAGCACTACCAACAAAAGAAGCACGGAGAGATTTCATGAGAAACCTCCCACTACCTGAAAGGAAAAAGTAAATGGCTAAATGTCAAACACCTCATTGTGAAAACACTCAGATTATTTATTCAGGCGTAGATGCCTTTATGCGGGAGATGCCTTTCACAGAAAGATTCTGCTATCCATGCGGTAATGCTTACATCACTATCAAGCGTGCGGTAGAAGAAAGCATCAAACGAGAAGAGGTAAACGCCTAATGTTTTTAGATACTGGAACAATGATAGGACTTATTATCGCCCTTGCGGGTTCGTGCTTTGTAATGGTAGTCTCCATACAAGCACACAGAAATTTGATGCGGGAGAACTTAGAACTTCGCAAAGAACTGGCTGAACTTCACTACAACTCAATCAAAAACTAAGAGAAATAGGAAAAAGTAAAAATGGAAGAAATAACACAACTAGACCCCGAGTGCGGGTTTCAATGTCAGTTCGAGTGGATTGAGGTTTCCTCAAACTTCTTTAGCATCTCTGTTTATACTCCAGCCTTGATTGCTGTTCTTCTTGGATACATTGGCTATCGTTTATACAAGAAGTGGGTCAAGTAGTTGTCGGCTAAACCTACTTGGGATAAGTTTGAAGAGGCTATTGCGGTAGTCAATTCAAACCAAATAACTCTCGAACCAAACCAAACTATCTATAGAAATAAGTTCTATACAGTTGTCAAGACAGTTTTAGAGCCCGAACTTGGTGAGAAGAGTGGATTACATCTTTCTATTCGACACAACGAAAGAAAGGCTGTCAGGGATTGGCGACACTTCCAGCGCATCAAGAACGAACTTGCGGGTGCTGAAAGAGAAGCAGTAGAAATCTTCCCGCCTGAAAGCCAACTTGTTGATACTTCTAACCAGTATCACCTTTGGGTTCTACCTGAAGGCACAACTTCTTTCTTTACTTGGAACGAAGGACGCCATGTTCACAACGAAGCACAAGACCCTGAAACCATTGAGTGGTTGAAAAGTAAAGGGCTAGACCCTGCTGTCATTCAAAATGCGGTTCAACGACCATACGAAGAAGAGAAAGTGTAAATGACAAGAGCCTCCCTGCCGGGAATAACAAAAAGTAAAAAGATTGCTGAAGACGCTGCAAAAATGTATCAAGAAGGTTTGTCAATAGAAAGCGTGGCTAGCGAACTAAAAGTTTCCTACCGATGCGCTCGCAAAGCAATTCGTAGTAAAGGTGTGGTTGTAAGAGACCCCTCCGCTCGTGTAAAAGGAAGAACCTCCCCCAAAAGAAAGAAGAAGGCTAATGAATAACATGAATGTAGTTTGGACAGCAGTAGTTACTGTTGTGTTGGGGCTTGCGTCTTTTGTTTCGGCGTGGCAAAATAATATGACTTGGACTTTGGCTCTGGGACTCTCTTCGGTGGCAAGCGCATTGCTAGCCTCTAGGGAGAAGTAGACAAAGGTCAAGGGAACTCCATAACAGAACCTCTACCCACCTTCCTCGGGTAGGGGTTTTGTTTGGTGTGTCGTCTTGACTTTTATCTTGGCTTGTAGTATTGTTTGTTTTTGAAAGGGGGTCAAAATGACCACAGCATCACAAATGGTTCTCTTCGGTGAGAACCCTGCTCCCGCACCTGCGGTTCACGCACCTGCGGTTATTCCTGCCAATCAAGTGGATTGGAAGGAACTTTATGGGGCACTTTCTAAGTTGCCTAAATCTAAATACGCCATACCTACATCTGAACTTATGGGTGATTTTATGGTTCAACCTGTTGATAATGATTATGTTTTCGTTGAAACCCGTGAGTTCAAGAAGACAGCCTACCTTCGCCGTCTAGTTGGTTCATACGGAGGGTTCACTCGCATCAAGCCACACGCCGAAGATACGCTTATGTTCGTGCGTGTTTTGCTAGAAGACCCATACAAGTATGCGAAGTTGTTTGCGGTTCACTACTCCTGCTGTGCTAAATGCGGGGCTGAACTTACTGATGAGGTAAGTCGTGAGTTGGGGCTAGGGCCAATCTGCCGAAAGGCGTTTGGAAAGTAATCTATCCCACACAAGGGAGGTGGCGTTTTTCCCCCAAAAACGCTACTTCCCTGACAATTCTGTGATACTGTTATCCCAACGACAAAGCGACTATAGTTGGTCGCACGAACTTGAAAGGTTGTAAACCAACCAATCTCCCCACAGCGGGGGGAACTAGGCGGGCTTTTATAGACGCCGAGGTGGCTAAGAAAGCACCTGTCCCTGTCCCCGAACAAAGGAACAATCAATGAAGAAACCAACAGGCACAGCCTTCGATAAAATCGCTAGCGTTGTTCTGTCGGTAGTTTTCTTGTCGGTCTTTACGGCCTACGCCCAAGCATCTTGGGTTGAGGAAATTGCCATAGTCAAGGAAGATGAAAAACAAAGCATCTCCAAGATAGAAGCAGAGATAGAAAAGCAAAAAGCAAAAATCGCAGAACTCCAATTAAAGAAGTTCTCCGTGCAGAAGACTCCATTCACAGATGTCGAATTAGCACAGTTACTTTCGGCAGTTGGGTTTGAAGGTAAAGCCCTGAAAACAGCATGGGCTGTAGTTAAGAAAGAAAGCAATGGTCGCCCGCTTGCCTTCAATGGCAATTCACGAACAGGTGACTCCTCATACGGCATCTTTCAAATCAATATGATTGGTGGGCTTGGCGTAACTCGTCGAGACAAGTATGACCTAGATACCAACAAAGACCTCTTTGATGCGGTAATTAACGCCGAGATTGCTTATCACATGAGTAATGGTGGTGAGGATTGGACTGCTTGGAAGGTGCAGGCTCCTTACACCAACAAAGATGAGATAAGATTTATGCAGTGGTATAACAAGTTTCCAGAAGGGTTCTAATAATGAGTTATGAAGAAGAATTATCAAGTTACTCCTACGAGGCCGAGCCGGTAGCAGTACCAGTCGAACCCGCCTTCGAGGAACAAATTGTCGTTGAGTCCTATGCGGTTGAGCCCGTAGAACCAGAAGTTGTTGCTGTTGAGCCGGCTGTTGCAGAAGAAGTTGCAGAAGAGCCAGTAGCAAAAAGTAAAAAGTCTAAGTCACCGGCTGTAGATGACTATGCAGATGATGAAGTTGTTCTGTTGTCGTCTCTAGTTTTTGAAGCAGGAAGCAGAAACTCTCGCTCAGTTGCATTAGTTCAAGAACGACTTGTCGCTCTCGGACATGAAGATGCGGGCTCAGACCAGAGAGGTTGGCTAAGTGCAGGAACCAAAATTGCGCTCGCCGAGTTCTGTGGCTGTGCGGTAGAAGAGTGCAAGGTTAACTGTGCGGATACTATTGGCAGACTTTTTGAAGGAACATCTGTTAATGTAATTTAGTTTAGGAACAAATCAACGCCTCGGCTGTCAAATAAACTTGACTAGCCGGGGCGTTTTTTTACGCCCGTGTAGGTTATGGAAGGACAACACATGGCAAAAGCAAACAATGCAGTTGCGGTAGAAAAGTCTCGTGATGACAGATTCGTTGAAAAAGCGAAGATGCTTGTCGGGAGAGTTATTGCTACTTTCGCTGCGTCAGGGCTATCAGTAGTCGGAGCAGGTTCTTTGTTTGGGATTGAGGTATGGAAGTCCATCGCCCTTGCGGGTGGTTTGGGAGTTGCTACTGTAATGGAGGCACTATCTCGTGCTTACCTTGCGGACGGAAAACTTACAACAACAGAAATCAACGAAGCGTTTTCGTTAGTTGATAGAAAGAAATCAGCAAACTAGTAGTCCAATAAGGAAGCCCCCCTAGAATACTAGAGGGGCTTTCTTACTTTGTCAAGCAATCAAACATAGACTTGCTCTTGTGCGGTCAGCGTTTTGATGAGTCCAAGAGAAAATCCAGCCCAGTTCAGAGTGATAAATCTCAGAACCTACAACCTGTAATCCACATTTACTACAAGTTCCTAGAAATTCTTCATCTCCAATCACTGCATTTTTAGTTACAGGTCGTGAAGTTGTTCGTGGTTTTGTTGCTATCGCCGGCTGTTCTGTTTCAATTTTTACTTTTTGCTTATCATCTAGTTCTTCTTTTGGTTCGCTTATTTTTTCTTTTATGAAGCAGAACCCGCACATCTCTTCTGTTCCAGAGAAGCGCGGGTTATACCATTTACCACATTTAGGACAAGGTTTTGCTTTAGCCATTTACCATTTCTTCTGTCTTGTTGAGTTTGTTCTTTTCTACAATCTTTGTGTAAGAGCGACTTTCTCCCTCGCTTGCGCGATAGCCATACCTTACCAATCTAAATTGAATTGCGGAAGGAGTTATACCCAATAACTTACCAAGACGATAAACAGTAGTTCCCAGTTTAGTTGCCTCGTTTAGTAAGTAAGTGTATTCCTCAGCCTCGGCACGAAACTTAGGAGAGGAAGACCTAACCTTCTGAGCATAGGGTTGAAGTTCTTTTAGTCGTTCCAACATCTCTGCGGGTGGTTCTGTATAGACAACCTTCTGCGCTATTGGATAGCGTGGAGGTTCGGGCAGAGGATAGTTCGTTTGAGTGTTGTGCTTAGTTGCGTTAGAGATTTGTCTAATGCTTTCTCTTGAAAGCCCACACGCTCTACCAATGCTTGCTTGTGTCCAGCCCTTGTCAATTAGTTCGTGTATGTAGTTCGAGCGTTCCTCGTATGTACAATCTGCGAAAGCATCAACAACCTCTTGCGGTAATGTCTGCCCAAGTTTGTTTATAGTTCCGCTTAGAGCAGGACTAATCGCCTTTACTCGCGGGTATCTATTTACCTCGCGGGCAGAGTGCGCCTTTCTCATCTGTTCAGGATTTGTCCTGAAGTTTCTCTTCGTCATTTATTTCCTTTCGTTTAGGAGAATACTACATAGTAATCTCTTGCTTGTCAAATCCTTTATGCCTTTTGCTTTTTCCTACTTAGCCAGCACATAAACCCTGTCCTTCATCACTAGCGGTTTATCTTCCGGACCTTTTACATACGGGCTAATCCAAATACGCTTTTTGATTTCGCCACCACTTACGGGGTCTTTGTATGGTTGCCAACGCCAATGACCACCGACTAACCACCTGTGCGACCAATCTATTTTCTTACTGTCTTCGGTCTCTTCGCCCTTTTCGTTGTAATACTTGCGCTTGCGGAATTGAATAACAACAACCTCGGTAGGAACACTCTCTCTTTCCAATCGTCTGCGTTGTGTTCTATCGCCAGTTTCTTTTGCTTTCTCGACAATCGTCTGCGACATAAGTAGCCAGTAAGCGTGAAGTATGCGGGTTATGTTTGTTGGACTTGTTATTATTCGTTGTTTGTAGTCCTCCCACTCTTCATCAGAGAGTAGTTCATACCCCATTTTGTTCTGCAAGTTTGTGCCCTCGTCCATAGATAGTGCGCTTCTTTCAAAGGGTGTCATTTTTGCTATCTTTTGAACAACATCTAGTGTTCCTTCAAATTTTTCTGCGTTCATAACGCCATAACTATTTTTGTAGGTGCTTCTTCGTATTTCTTCTAGTTGTTCTTCTGATAGTTCTAGTTGTTTAGTTCCCACAATAGTTCCATTAGTTGCGGAAGTGCTTAGCGTCCAATGGAAGCGACCTAATTTCCGTAAGAAACCTTCGTAATCTTTATCCCCTTTAGTTTCATCTATAATTTCTAAAGCAAACTCATCGGGGGTTCTTGCGGTGTCATTCCAGCAAGAAAAAGAAACTCCCGCAATTCCATTTTTGTCTAATCCTTTTTCCCAAGTAATTATGTTTATCAGCATAGTTCTGCCTCTAACATCTGTAAGCGGAATAGGTTTTTCGAAGTAAGCAAATCCTCTATCTGCGGGTGCTAGTTCTGTGTCAAGCAAATCTGTATCATCTAGTTTTTGAGAAGCGAACAACACTAGGTCTGTCATTTCGTCTTTGATAAAGAAACACTCTGCTGATAGACCTATACGGGCAAGACTTTCTATTGTTGCATCTTCTTGTTTTTGTGCTCGTTCTTTTGTTTTTTGGTCTATGACATTTACTAAATTACCAGCAACAAACTTACCGCCATTACTGATAGCAATGTTTTGTCTAACTACACCTTGCCATAGGCGGTCTTTACTCCGTGCCTTGAAGTCTGAAAGTATGTCTAGTGCGTCTGTTGGTTTCATAGGCATAGTATCTCTGCTACTTTCTCTTTTGTCAAGTTGCGGTTATCGTCTGAAGAAACTAGTTAGTTTGTAAATCCAGCCGTTCATAATGTCTGCTACATCTTGGTAATACTGTTCGTCTTTATGACTACGGCGGGGTTTGCGGGCAAGCCTCTTATAGGTTCCCACTACTGCGCTATCAGGTAGTCCTCGCATTTTCTTTCCTTTTCTGTAAGCACTCTTCGTGCCTATGAGTAAATACTATAATAGTCCTACACGCTTGTCAAGTCTAGGGGGGTGTGTTGTCTATCACTTTTCTTTGCCGTGTCAAGAAAATACTCGGGTGCCGGCTTTGCTCACTATAAACAATTTTTGTTTCTATGTCCTCGCTTCGTTAGTTTTTTACTTTTTACTACTCTACTCGGGCAAAAGAAAAACCCCCCTTGCGGGGGGCTTCTCTGTAAGTCTTAGTTTGTTTGGTGGCGGTAGCAAGCACTCTCTAGGTTATACATTGAGAGTTTAGTGCCACACTCGCAATAGCGAGCCTTCTTATTTACTTTTAGTTTTGCGGGTTCATCTCCGTCAAAAGTCATTCCCATTGTTGAGAACCCTGTGTCTAGTGTTAGACCTTCCATTGTGTTGCCCCCTTTGTAAGCACCCCTTGTGCTTATGAGATAAGACTAGGCTATGGGGGTAAGCGTGTCAAGTCTATTTACCCCTGCGTGTCTGTGATTTAGGCAACAAAAAAGCCCCCTTGCGGGGGCTTCCTTGCCTAGTTTATTAGGCTAGAGATAATGCCTGTTTAGGGTGGTTGAGGACAATAGCCAAGATTTCCTCGGCGGTTAGCATACGGGCTTCCTTGCCGTAGCCTTCCTCCATAACAATTACCTCACTAATAGGTGCGGTAGTGCCTAGTAGTAGTTCCCTAACCTGAGGGGTTGTATCTACTACGAAGTTATAGTGGTGTCCTTCTGTTGTGATACTTACTCCGTGTTGTGCCATTTGTTTTCCCTTTCGTATTCCTAAGCACTCCCTGTGCTTATGAGATAAGACTACACTACCTGTAAGCCTTGTCAAGTCATAGACACGCCTACCCCCTGTTAGTTATCTCACATAGGCTAGAGCCTTTGTCAAGGTAAGTAGGTAGGCTACTAGTCAGTAGCAAGACCCCCACCCTCTAGGCTACTAGTCAGTAGCACTAGACCTACTAGCGAGTAATAAGAGTGTTAGTAGTCAGAGGCTACTAGTCAGTAGCACCTTGACTCTCTAGTAAAGATTTATAGTTTATAAATAAAACATCATAGACAAGTCAAACATTTTTTCTAAACAAAACTTTATAAATAACTAAAAAGTAAAATAAAAAACAAGAATAAAATAAAAAATTATTGTCAAGTCATAAACTTGAGTCGCCTTGGCTCAACTTTGACTATTCACATAACAAAAGGTAGGAAGGTTCCCAGAGAAATAAATAAAAATAAAAAACAAGTGCCTTTTTCCAGAAGAAACCAAACAAAAACAAATTGTTTATAGTTCATAAAAAATACTTTGGAAACGATTTGGTCGAGGGCTAAATACTACTACTTCCGACTCACAGGCCAAAAGCATTTTTTGGAAACATTCATATTTTCTTCTCCTTCGTCCAATAGAAACACTGTTTAGAACTATGTACGGGTTTATTATTTACTGTAAGATAAGCATATGAAGAAGAAGATAAAACTCCCAGCAGATGAGGTGAGATTTCTTTCTTCACTCCCAACGGACTTACTTCACGGACGTCTGAAAGCCCTCTGGGAATCAGGCTGGTCTTTGGGGATTATGGCTAACTCCCTAGAACCCAAGAAACCTAAATCAACAGTTCACTTCTGGGTTCAAAACGCTGCTACTCAAGAACAGAGAAGACCTCTACCACCAACTCCACCTAAGTCTTTGACCTCTACAGCGCCTCTGCTCAATACTCCTCGACTACGCTCTATATCTCCGAGTGTTCCAGCAGACCTAAAGCCGCGCCTGAAAGAGTTAGCAGGTCTAGCCAACAGGTATAGGGCTAAAACGGCTCCAGATAGCCCGCTAGCCATCGCTAATCAAGAGTTTACGCACCTTGCTCGTATGTTATATAACAGAGGTATTCCAGCAGCAGATATCGCTGAGGCAGCAGGAGTTACCTATAGAGCAATAGCAAGGCGCCTATCAAATGGCTAGAACCTACAAGACATCTTCAGGAACGTATTCAGAAAATGAAATGGTTATTGCTATATGGTCTAACCCTAAAAAAGAAAAGGCACGACCTAACGCAAGACCACTAGAAACTCTTACCTCCGATAAATCTGTATACCCCATTGCTTTTCCTCTAGAAATTCTACAAACCATTGAGTCGTGGATGTATTGCCAGGTTGCTAGAAGTTATGAGGAGATTGATGAAGTTCTGTTCGGAGGGAAAGCAACTAGAGAGAAACCTCTCCTAGTTCCAATTGCTATGGCAAAACAATATCTTGGCTGGGAAAACTTTTATATCCCGACCGAGTATAAGGAGTTTGAGTGAGAGTTCATGCAGACATTTTTCCAGCAAGAGCGGCTTTGGCCCCTGAGGGGTTTACGGGCTCTTTAGAGTTGTTTCTACCTACAGGCGGAGACGCCCCTGAGGGAACTCGAAGAGTGGATAAGGCGCGGGTGGTAGTAGTTGATGAAACTATTCTCATCGCCGTTGACTCTCCCGAAGGTCCTAGGCTTGTTTTCCAAGAAAAAATACTTTCCTACAATAAAGAGGGCAAACTCCACAGAGTTCTGACAGTTGGGGATAAAAATATAGTTTTTAGAAAAGATGAGAATTGTGGCTGCGGGTCGCGTCTAAGGTCCTGGTATCCATACGGAAGCATTATTATGGCTACTGATGAAAATAACTGATTTTTTCGGCTTTCTTATTGGGGCATTGGCTACATATCGCCTTGCTCGTTTCTTGACACGAGATGAACTCTTTTCTCCGGTCAGAAATCTAATCTGGAAAAAGTTTAAGCCAGAGAGAGGTGGCCTTGGATATCTATTCACTTGTATGTGGTGTATGAGCGTTTGGACAGCATCAATAGTCGTTCTATCAAGTATTATTATGCCTAAGGTAACCCTCTACATTTGTATAGTCTTAGGACTATCAGCCGTGGCGGGCCTTTTAGCCGCATACGAAGATAGAGATTGATTCGTATTCCGTGAAAAAGACAAGGAGTAAGTCTATGAGCGTTTTCCAACGCGGCGAAGAACAACCAGCGCGACCAGAAAAGCCAGCGCAACCAGCAAAACAAAAAGATACTCCTAAATCCAAAAAGAATTCACGACGCAGAAGCAGTCGTTCAACTCAAGTTTTATATACAACTCCAAAAGTAACTGGACCAGCATCAGTATTTATTTCTAACCCTGCTCAGTCTGTATCATATTCAACCCCAAGAACATTAACAGCAGCAGCAGTTCAACTAAAAATAAATGACAAAGGGGAGTTTGAACAGTTTAGAAATCGGCGTTCTGCAGCATCATCGGCTTGGCAAGCAGAGGCTTGGGAATACTACGACGCAATTGGTGAAATCAAATACGCTTTTAATTTAGTTGCATCAGTTGTTTCTCGTATTCGTATTTATGCAGCAGTCATTGATAATCCTTCAGACTCTCCTGCATCTGTAAGAGATTCCTCAACGATTGACCCTAAACTCGCAGCAGCAGCAGAACGAGCACTCGCTCGTTTAGATTCTGCATATGGCGGACAAGCAGGGCTTCTTCGTGATGCTGCTCTAAATCTTTCAGTTGCTGGAGAATGTTATTTAGTTCAAATGCCAGAACTAAGGGGAACTGGACTTCCAGAGTCTTGGGACATTCGTTCTATTGATGAAGTTACAACAGATGCTCGCGGTGGATACAACGTTATTTCTCGTCGTGAACAATACGGCGCACAAAATGCTGTTGGAGTTAAAAAACTAACGAACGGTGCGTTTGTTGGTCGTATCTGGCGTTCACATCCTCGTTACTCAGATGAAGCAGATTCATCACTTCGTGGTTTGCTTGACCTCTGTGCCGAACTACTTCTTCTTAACAGAACTTTCCGTGCAACAGCACGCTCTCGCCTAAACGCTGGCGCACTTTATTTACCAGATGGTTTGTCAGTTGCATCAGGTGGCGACCCAGACTATCCATACGATACAGATAACGAACTGAATCCTCAGTTTGTTGCTGAAGAGGCAGAAGATGAATTTGAAGAGCAACTCATTGATGCTATGACGACTCCTATTCGTGATGAGGAGTCAGCATCAGCAGTTGTTCCACTTATTATTCGCGGTCCTGCCGAACTTGGCGAAAAAATTAAGCAATTTAAGTTCGAGCGTTCTTTTGACGCAACACTAGTTCAACGTGCTGACCGTGTTCTAGAACGTATCTTGCAGGGACTAGATGTTCCAAAGGATGTTGTTACAGGTCTTGCGAATGTTAAGTATTCCAATGCGCTTCAGATTGATGAGTCCCTATATAAGGCTCACATTGAACCGTTGATGCTACTTATTGCTGATGCACTAACAATTGTTTATCTTCGTCCGTATCTAGTAGCGCAGGGATACAGCCCTGCCGAAGTTGAGAAGATTGTTGTTTGGTATGACCCTTCACAAGTTTCTACACGCAATGACCGTGCTATGGATGCAGACTCTGGATATGACAGAGGCGTTGTTAGTCAAGCAGCGTGGCGTCGTGCTCACGGCTTCTCAGATGCAGATGCACCTACTCCAAACGAATTTGCTTTACGAATGCTTTATGAAAAGGGAGTCATTACTCCAGAACTCACTGAAACATTCTTAGCAACCTTTGCTCCAGAAGTTATGAATGAAGTTAGAGAGCAAGCAGTAGCGGCATCTCAGACAGGACTAACTCCTGAACAAGACCAGATGATTAGAGATGCAGCAATGGGTGTAGCCGCAACGCCACCGGCAGAAGCGCCACCGGCAGAAGGGCAAGAGCAGTAATGTCTGAGAACGAAACAACTATTGACCTTATTGAAGAAGGTTCAATGACTGCTGCTGGCGACAGTCCTTGCTGGGACGGATACAAGCAAGTAGGTATGAAAAAAGGCAAAAACGGAAAGATGGTTCCTAACTGTGTTCCAGTTAACGCTTCAGATGATTCAGAATTTGCATCAAAGAAAAAGAGAACAATTTCTCAAACTCCTGCTCCTAAAAAAGATAGAGTAAAGGGTTCATCTAAAAACGCAAAGGGCTCTGCTGCAACAGGAAAGGCTTCTCGCTCTGTAAAATTCTCTGCTGCTGTAGAAAAGTCTTTGAAGGAAAAAGTAAAAACTCACAACGAAAAATCTTCTAAGAAAGTTACTCTAGGAAAACTTAAAGCAGTTTATCGCCGTGGTGCCGGTGCTTACTCTGTTTCTCATCGTCCTGGAATGAATCGAAACCAATGGGCAATGGGTCGTGTAAATGCTTTTCTCAAATTAGTTAAGTCTGGAAGGCCAACTAATTCTGCTTACAAAGCAGACAATGATTTGCTTCCATCAAACCACGCTCGCTCTACAAAAAAGAGCGCATCTATTACCGCCGCTGGTTTAGTCCCAGAAGAACAAGAACTAGCGCAAGCGCTTATAGAAATTTCTCAGAAGTATGGAAAGTTTAATGAAGACGAAAGCGGCATCTGGGCTGGGTATACGCCTGCTGCTGAAAACAAAGACCAAGAGATTGGTGTCCACTGCGGCAACTGTGTTTTGTATGCTGGCGGAGACCAATGCAAGATTATTTCTCTACCAGTAGAACCACTAGGGGTTTGCCGATTCGCAGTTCTTCCAGATGGAGTTATTAAAAAAGACTTTGGTCCTACAGAAGAAGAGTTACAAGAATATTCTGTAAACAAAGAACTTGAAATCGTTCTTGGGGACAGAGAAGATTACCAATACCCAGAAGATGCAATCATTGCTATGGCAGAATATTCAGGCTTTGGTTATGAAGCAGAGCACGCTATTCGCGCCTCTTGGCTTCGTGCAGTAAGAAATGGGGAAGACCCTTTCAAGAGGGCATCACTATTAGCCTCGTTAGGTTATGAAAGTTTAGATGCTGATTTACTTCCAGATTTAGAGGAAGAGGGAGATGACAATGAGTAGAGTTCGCCGTTTGAGTTTTGCTATTGCTGAACAAGGCCGTCGTGCTAACTCCACAAAACAAGCGCTACGCCTGCGTGACGCTGTTGTAGATATTCTTGAAGAAGTAAATCAAAACACTTCTGTATCTCGTAGAGTAACTAAGCGTTCTGCTTTTACAGTTGTATTACGTTCTTTACAAAAAACAAAGAACCTACCTTTCTCTCTTAGAGAGCATATGGCTCTAAAGGAACTATCTTCTTACATCACTCTTGCTCAGAGCAATAAAAATAGTTCTCTTACACTTAGCAACACAGACCTTTTGCCAACTTCGCATCCTCGCTCAACTAGAGAACACTCATTAACAGCATCAGCAGTAAGAAATGCTAGGTCTCGTTGGTTTGCTGATGACCCAAGAATTACAGATGAACGTGCAAAAACTATTCTTTCTTCTGCCTTCTCCTCAGAAGTAGGTTCTGTAGAGCACACTTATTACACTTCAGTCCTGTCAGCACTGCCTCAAGGAATGATTCCAACAGAAGCACTGCTAGCAGCCTTTGGTGATGGAAACTCATCTGCTGCTCGTTCTGCTCGTGCTCAATTACAGCGTCGTGACCGAGAAGGAAAGTTTGCTTTCCAAGGTGGAGGACTTCGTGCTTTAGTTAGACGAGGAAGTCAAGTATTTAGTCTTATTGGAAGAACAGTTGCTGATGGTTTAGGTGATTTAGTTCAGATTGAACTTCCAGATGGTCGTATCGCACAAGTTCCTGGCTCTAAGGGTGAGTTTATTAAGGCAGTTCTGCCAACACCAGATGGTTATAGCCCAGCGCCTATTGATGTCCCTACTTCTCAACTAGGTGACGTTATTAATGAATCAGATATTCAATACACAAACTCTCCTGAAGGCTGGGAGAAGGTAGAACCATCTGAAAGTGATATGGATAAACTAGAGAATGAATTTTCAGATGGCGAATCTGTTCAAAAATATGCAGACGGAGCCTTCAATGTTTTTGTAGTTTCAAATAGTGAAACTAAGAAGAGAAAACTTATTTTAGAAACAGCAGAAGGAGACAGGATTGATGGTTTTGATAACTGGGCAGACCTTCAAGACGCTCTTAGAGGTAAAGAAGAAGAATTAGCAAAGCCAAAGGCACAACTACCTAAAGAAAAAGAATCTAAGTTTGCTTTCAACTATCCAGAAGGTGCTTACAAGATTGCTCAGGGCGCTGATTACGATGTGCAGGGCCGTCAAGAAGAAGATAGCCCTAACTTTACAGATGACCCTGCTGAAATAGCGCAGATGTTTGATGAAAGAGATTTGATTCAGGCTCTAGAGCAAGCAGTTCTTCCTCAGGATGATAACGAGAATGCTTTTGGTTATGGAGTATTGAATTTTAATCGTGGTGAAGAGTTTGTTCCAGCAGAAGCACTCTACAAAGCACTTGATGAAGCAGGAGAAGATGCTGACTTAGAGTTAGCAAAGATTTACGACAAAGGTCTTGGCTCTAACGATAACGAAAAGGCACTTCTAGATGCTCGTAAAGGTCCAGAGACAGTTACTGGGGAGCAACCAGATGTTGCAGAGTCTTTTGAACGTGTAACTAAAGAGGGAAGCCCAGATGTTGCTCCTGCTGCTGAAGAACCAAAGTTTGAAGAAGAGAAAGTAGATACAACTCCTCTTCCTGCATTACTAAACGGTCTTACAGAGAACGAATTGGCTCGTTTTATGGAAAGCAGAGACCACACACCTCATCTTCCTAAAAACTGGGACATTGCTAACGACCAAATCCCCGAGGGCTATAACAAATTAGACCCTGCACCTTTCCAAAACTGGCGCGAGATAACTGAAGAAGACGGAGACCCAAGTCTTCCAGTGGGCTTTAGCGATAATCCAGTTTTCTTGGCGCAGAATGTTTCTCAAGAAGAACTTCTCAAAGAATTTCGTCGTGCATTAGAGCCAGAAGGTGAAGCACCTGGATATGGCGCAATCAAACTAACAACTGATGATGGCGAAGAGTTTGTAGCAAATGTTCCAGGCGAAGCAATTCGTGATGCTCTACAACTTCAAGGTGTTGACACAAACTTCCTTACTACAGAG